TAGGAACTGTCATCGTCGATGAAGCCCACCACATTTGTGCTAAAGTTTTTAGTCAAAGTTTATTCAAGATATGTCCCAGACACATTTACGGCCTCTCCGCGACACCTGAGAGAAAGGATGGCCTAACAAAGGTTCTACATTGGTTTATGGGCCCAACCTTCTTTGCCGTAGAAAGAAAAAATCAGGAACAGGTTGAGGTGTTTCCAATCATATACGACTCCCCAAACTACAAAAATCCACCACCCTCTATGAGGAACGGTAAAATTTCCATGCCCAACATGATCACATATCTGGTAGAAGATAGAGCCAGGAACAAGATGCTGGTAGAGTTGGTGAAGCGGGCTTCAGCTGGGACTAGACAATTACTTGTTCTTAGTGATAGGAGACTTCATTGTGAACTTCTTCATCAGTGTTTTCCCAAAACCTCTGGTTTATACATGGGAGGTATGAAGGAAGCCGAACTTCAAGAATCCTCAAAAAAGAAGATCATCTTTGCTACTTTCAGTCAAGCACACGAAGGACTAGACATCCCAACTCTGGACACTGTGATATTGGCATCCCCCAAGTCTGACATTACTCAAAGTATTGGACGCATAATGAGAGAGACGAAAGGAAAAAAGAATAATCCCCACATCTACGACATCAATGACCCTTGGTCAATCTTCTCGGCAATGTATTACAAAAGAACAAAAGTGTATAGAAACGGGGGATTCAAAATCCATGGAAAATATATTGAGGAAAAAAAAGATAACTTCCCCAAAGGTAAGTGTATGATTAATTTAAAATGAGGGAAAACCCCAAAGTAGATTACCATTTACGCCCTGATAGAATCAGAGACGGCTAACATAATCACGCCAACTATGAACGCTATGATGACGTAATTCAATTCTGTGTCTTCATCCCCCATCTCCTTAACAGGGGCCTGAGGTTTGGATTGTTCGACAACGACCTGCTGTCGAGGGGGAGGTTCCAATTCCTCCAGCGGACAATACGCTATCATTTATATATACTTTAGAGATTTATTTCAGTCTTCTTTTTCCGTCGTGTCCTTTTAGGTTTGGAGGGATCCACGTTTACCTCCTTTACCTCCCCACCAGTAGAATCTCCAGAAATTGAAACAATGTCGGAAAATTCATCATCCTCCTCCTCGATCCTTGGGGTTGGGTTCATATTCAAGTTTGTGTTCATGGGGGGTGGGGGTGGCATCATGACACCACCCATCAGACTTGAAATATCCATACCTGGACCCTTCATCTCATAGTTCCCCGTGCCACCAATGGGTGGTTCAGATGCCGACTCCCCTGGGTCCCTAGTCGTGTTCTGCACTGCCTGCATCATGTTCTTGACTAGGTCGGGGTTCTGCTTGATAACGTCATTCATATTGGGTATGGCGGTCTTGAACATACTGTTCGTCAAGTGGAACATCATAGCGGATCCACCAAGCATCATGATCAGCTTGACCTCGGGTGCGACACTGACCTTGGATCTATACTTCACATATAGCTCTTCGAAGACACTGTCATAGTCGTCTACATTCTCCATAACACTCTCAGACCAACCCTCAAGTTGAACCTCGAAGGGGTTGTATCGCTTGTTCAAAAACTCGAGACCAGTCACACAAGCCACTAACATACGCCTCGAAAACCGGATCGACTGCTCGACATCTATACTGTAAGTGATTCTCTTCACCTCAGCACGAAGTTCGTCAACATTGGAATATGCGGTGAGGCGCTTATTCACAGCAAAACCCTTCTTCTCTAGGCGAGCGAGCTTGTTGAGAAGATCAGACTTCTCCTCGTCGATAGAAGTATACCCATTAGAAGGCTTCTCCTCCTGCATTCCAGGAGCTCCCATATCTTCATCATCAAAGGCCACATTGTCCTCACCGTAATCAATCTCCTCGTCGTTATGGGTGGGTTGTGTCGGGGCGGACTGTTTGTTGGGGTTAACGAAAGCATCCATAGCTTCCTGGTGTTGCACGGGGGGGCGCGGTCCAAAAGCACTCTTTTGTGGACGCTGAACGGGCCTGGGCTGTGGAACAGAAATTTCAATCTCATCCATAAGCGCCTGCTCATCAGCATCCAATTTCATAACAGTAGTATGTCCTCTATCAAGAATGATATCTCCGTCCATCTACTCTCTATGAAGAAACTTTAAAAAATATCTTTAACGCACTTTAAAAAAAATATAAACATACAGTAAATGTTCGGTCTCAACAAGACCAGTCGCAACGCCTTGATGTATATTGTGGTCCTCATGTCCCTTATCTGTGTTCTGACCATTATTCAGGGTAAGTCGAGCAACTACCAACCCAGGCCAATCACCGTCAACGCTATCAGCCAGAAGTCCATCTTTGATCTCGAGCACCGTGAGGAATGTGCACCCGGATCCCCCAAGGGTAGCCCTTACACAAAGTCCCTCACCCCGGGTGGAGTCTGTGGTGCTCAGAGTCTCGTGAATGATCACGCTGGTTATTCCATCTCTGGTGGAATCGGTGGATCTTTAATCTAAGTATATATAAATGGTTCTTTCCATCCCAGATCTTAATTATGAGTATCACACGATAACTATTGATTCTACCGGACAGAGCAGTGCCAATAGTTTTACCTGCTATCTCGAAAATCCTCTGAAAAATGTTGTTCAGGCTAAACTCGTGGCTTCTCACATTCACACGAAGGCTTCTAACCAGCACATTTACATTTCCATCAAAGAGCTGGACAGTAACTTTAATGACAGGGCGGTTGGAACCTTGAATGGTGCTGGCACAATCGGCAACGTGAAGGGTGCTTTTGCGAGCCTCATCTCCGATGTCACCGCAGTAGGCACTGGTAACCACATCAACAATTTTAAGGATGAATATGATGTGAGCACACAGTATATCACCCCAATTCGTCAGGTTGGTCGCTTCACTGTAAATATCTATAACCAAGCCGGTCAGCTAATTGTGCCCAATACCACGGGCACCCCCAACTTTCTCGTCCTGAAATTCACGTGTATGAAACCCAATTTGTAATTTTTCTCATTTAAAAGTAACAAACGATGTCTGCTGGCATAACTCAACTTATTGCTGTTGGTGCCCAGGATAAATATATCATTGGCAAACCAGAGATATCGTTTTTTAGTTCCACTTTCAAGAGACATTCAAATTTTTCACAGTCCATTGAAAAACAAACGATTTATGGAGCGGTGAAAAATAATTCCATGTCAAGTGTTCAATTTGAACGTTCTGGTGATCTTCTAGGGTACGTCTACTTCACCTTAGATGACACAACAAAAGCTCTCGATAGCCAGCGATGGGATAACATCATCGACAAAGTCGAGCTTCTCATTGGTGGATCTGTCATAGATACACAAGATTCTGTGTTTACTGAAAAGATTGCTATCGATACTTTTGCTCAAAACGTTTCCAAGTCTGCAAATGGAACCCACCCAGGTGTAAGTGCACGTTCCTATTTTTACCCCCTTCGCTTCTTCTTCTGTGAAGGTCCCCAGTGTGCCCTCCCCCTCGTGGCCTTAAACTACCACAATGTAGAGGCTCGTATTTACTGGGGTAGTGAGGCTTCCAACTATAACATTGAAATGTTTGCAAACTATTACTATCTCGATAACGAAGAGAGAGGTAACATAGCTTCTAAGAGACATGATCTCCTCATCACACAAGTTCAAAAGAACCTACCTTCGAACCACACAACACAAGAGTTGTACTTCAATCATCCAGTCAAATATATCGCCTCATCTGACACAACGACCGATGGTGCACTTACATCCCCATCCAATAAGGTCAAAATAACGATCAATGGACTCGACTTGTGCACACCTCGATGGGGTAAACCACATTTCATAGATGTCATGAACTACTATCACACAAATTTTGTCACTTCACCCGACTTTTTCCTCTACTGCTTCTGTCTGTCGACGAGTTCCTTACAACCCACTGGAACTCTAAACTTTAGTCGTTTGGAATCAGTGAAAATTGTCAGTGAAAACATGTCAATAAATCATCCCATTTATGCAGTCAATTACAACATTCTACGTATCGAGAATGGAATGGCAGGACTCCTTTACGCGAATTAAAATAACAGACTATATTAAATGGTTAAGAATTTGCCGACGGTGGAGAGATCCACCAAAATCCGTTTTGGTAAACATGCATTAGATGATCAGGCAGAAAATACCATCGTTTTCAATGCCAGTAACACCGAAATGCAAGTCACCAATCCCGGAGCCGTGTATCTCTCACCCATCCGATTCAGGGAAGACTTTTCAAATCCTGAAATTGTGCTTCTAATGTATGATAAAACAACGGGTGAAATAACCGAGTCGGGTTCTTCCGCATCAACTGCAACTGAGCCCCCACTCAGACTCGTGACCGGTTTCGGTAATACAACCCCACACACCATTGAATTTCAGAACCCCACGACAGCCTTCACAACAACTGGTAATGTTCATATAAACGGTGACTTGGAAATCCAAGGTAATGTTCAATTCAGGAATGGAACCATCACAGAAATCAAAAACACTGATTTGGTGGTGGAAGATCGTATCATCGGCGTCGCTCATAACAATACCCAAGCTGGTCTGGATACTGGAATTATAATTAATTACCCAAATCAAAATGTGGGAATCATTCACCATGGTGATGAAAACCCGAAACGTTTATCAATCGGGTATACACAAAACTCTTCCACAGATACTGCCATCACACCAGACTCTAACAACATCACCCTAGACGTTCTCGGTGATTTGAAAGTTCAAAATGACACTACCATCACTGGCCAATTAGACACCAACAGCTTGTCTGTCACTGTGGGTGTAACGGCTGTCACGGGGACGTTCAGTGGTGACGTCTCTGGTGGGGCGGGGACGTTCAGTGGTGACGTCTCTGGTGTGGCGGGAACATTTACCGGCGCTGTCTCCGGTGCTAGTATAACAGATGGGACGGGAACACTCTCTGGTGGGGCGTGGTCGGGATCCGCCGCTACTCTTACCACACCACGAGCAATCGGTGGTGTCCTCTTCGACGGATCGGCCGACATCAACCTCCCTGGTGTTGATATAAGTGGTAACCAAAACACAACTGGCTCCGCGGCTACTCTCACCACCGCGAGGTCGATTGGTGGTGTAGCCTTCGATGGATCGGCCGACATCAACCTCCCCGGTGTAGATACAGGTGGTAACCAAAACACAACTGGCTCAGCCGCTACCCTAACTACTGCGAGACTAATCGGTGGTGTAGCCTTCGACGGCTCAGCTAACATTAACCTCCCCGGTGTTGACATAGGTGGTAACCAAAACACAACTGGCTCCGCCGCTATCCTAACTACTGCTCGATCGATTGGTGGTGTAGCATTTGACGGCTCGGCTGACATTAATCTCCCTGGTGTAGATACAGGTGGTAACCAAAACACAACTGGCTCCGCGGCTACTCTCACCACCGCGAGGTCGATTGGTGGTGTAGCCTTCGATGGATCTGCTGATATTGTGCCAACCACTTTCAACTCCATATCCGCCATTAATGGGACGTTCAGTGGTAACGTGTCCGGTGTTAACGGCACCTTCACAGGACCCGTGACAGGTGCCAGTTACTCGGGTGGAGCCATTTCTGGCACGACGGGAACTTTCTCTGGGACTCTCTCAAGTGCTGGATTCACCGCGACTAGCGCTCAGATTAATGGTGTTCTAAATACAGTCGGAGACTTGAGTGTCAACACAAATGCCATTCTTGTGGATGCTACTAACAAGAAAGTTGGTATTGGGAAAACACCCGGGGCCAACCTCGATGTATTGGGTAACGTATACGCTTCCGGAGCAATCACGAGCGCGGCTGGTCTGATATCAGGTGATGGTGGTGGTCTGTCGAACCTACAGGTTTCGTCCTTCGCTTCCGACGTCACTCTCGGAACTGACACGTCCGGGGATTATGTGGCATCCCTGGTGGGAGGTGATGGTATAACTGCCGGTGCGGCTGCTGAATCTGCCACACCAACAATAGCCGTTGACCTCAAAACGAATGGTGGTCTTGTTATAGAAACTGGACAAGTGGCTGTAGACCTTACCGCGTCCAGTATCACCGGAACACTGGCAGTTGCTGATGGTGGCACAGGAGTCACCACAAGCACGGGAACCACGAATGTCGTCTTATCTGATAGTCCTACACTCACCGGAACATTGACAGGCGCTACCGCTAATTTCAGTGGTGATATTTCCGCAGTCGGGGGGGCATTTACTGGTGCGGTGACCGGTTCGAGTTATAGTGG